TTTATGGGTTTGCCCCACAGGGGCTAGGCGCCGGCTTCTGATTTCAGGAGGCGGGCCATATCGGGGTTATCAACCAGCATCATCATCTGCTGGGTAACGTTCCAGGCTTCTTTAGACCAAGGATTGGCCTGACCTGGGACGGCGGTGGAACGGGCACTGCTCGTTACACCCATACCGGAACGATTACTTGCAGCGAAATGATGCTCGTAACCGCTACCCGGATTTTTTAAGTTGGCGATGTAGTCGCTAATTGGAACTTCGACGCCGCCGGCAACAGCCACAGGCTGTCCTTCTTTAGCGCGTAGGTTCTCCTGCAACAAACGATACAGCTGATCGGGAGCCAATGCACCAGCTTGAGAAAGTTGGGCGATGGCGCCAGCTCGAAGCTGTTCTTGGGTGAAGCCTTGGCGGATTTGCTCCACTTCGGATTCTTTGGTGTTCAACTGTTGCTTGAGTTCGGCAACGGTTTTTTGGGCCTCTTCCCACAAAGTTTTGTACTCGCCGGATTCGGCAAGTTTTGTGGTTTTGGCCTGTTCTTGGGCAGAACGCAACTCCTCTACTTGTTGCTGCAAGGTGTCGCGGTTTTCGCGGTCCTTGCGGCGCTCAGAAATCAGTTCTGCGTTTTTGGAACGCAAAGCCTCGATCTGACTGGCGAGGTCTTGTGTACCAGGGACAGCCACAGGCTGTTGGGAAGCGCCATCCACAGGAGTGGCTTCCGGGATCTGGTTTTCGGACACGAGGTAGTTACTAGAGTTAACAATCTAATACTACACTAAAATTGGGTTTAGTTAGTGCCTGTCATCAGGCTTTAAGCGCCGTAACGCGGGCTTCTAATAGCGTACGCCTATTATGTTGGCCGGATTAAACGCTTAAGCCCACACCCTGACAGGATTTGCCGGATACACCGCAAACTCCTCCCACCCATCAGGCAAGTTGCCGACGTAGTTGACGTGCCAGCCATCGAGCACCTCAGGTGGGGTGATGACGTTGCCTTCGTCATCCCATTCACCACCACGGGTGATGACGCCGATCACGTCCAATGCGTGGGTGTGGGAAGCGGTGATGTACTCGCCGTCTTCGTTGAGTAGACCAGCAGCATCTAAGGCAGCAGTGCCGGTGGCTTCATCGGGGAAGCGGAAGAACGGGCCAATGGGCATCGGCACGGTTTCGATAGCTGTCAGTGTGTCGGTCATTGTGTGATGCGTTGTAGGACTTCGTTGCTGAGGCGGGTGGGCCAGTAGGTGAGGCGGCGGATGGTGCCGTTGAGATAATTTGGACTTTGAGTCGTGCCCAGATTAAGGCGGTCTATTCCGGTTGGCAAAGTTGCCGAAACATCCGAAACAGAAGCGCCGCCGTTTCTAGATGCAGCCAGATCGTTTACCTTGTAAGCAGCCGAAATCCGCTCAGACTGCAAAACATAGGCGCCTAAGTTGTTTATTGAACTTTGCTCCACACCAGCAGCCCTAACAGAAAACGTATAGTTTGAAATCGTTGAGTTATAAAAGATGCGCGTTGCTTCGTTGACGCTTCCAGCGTTTAGATAGGCAACGCCAGCAGTTGCATTTGCGCGAGGCTGGAACTCCGCAAACACCGTCCCCTCATCCTGCCGATACCAGGAGCTAAAGTTCGACCCGGTAATGCTGGCCACATCTGCGGCGCGGGTGGCGGCAGTTCCAGATGTGGGGATATACGACGTAGCAAAAGCGCCGCTCTCAAACTGTGCCCCGTACCAATCAAATCGGGCAGTGCCTATTGCGCGTTGGTAGGAGCCAACGCTAAGCCTTGCCCTTACGTCAGCCATCGTCACTGTTGAAGGTACGCCTGTTAATCGGCAGCGATACCATCCGTTTGGAAATACTTCAAAACTGGCGCCCGATGCTACTCCAGTGCCATTAGCAGAAGTTGAGACCGCTGTGATATCCGTGCCGGAAACTAAAAAAGTAGCATTGATTGAGTCAGTTGTCGTGTTTGCAAAAATAATAAGGTTGATAAAATTGTCTGGACAATCAATAGGTTTCAGCCAAATAGAATAAGTTACTGTTGTACTGGCTGTTAAATTTGCCAGATTAGTTCTTTGTAGACTTGTGCCACCGCTGGCGCTGTTTGCGTCTGTAGCTCGGATGCCCGCCGTACCGCCTGCTGGATCGGACTGACCACTGGCAAGATTTAGCTGATTCCCGACGTTGTTCCAAGTTTCGCCTTGTGTTGCACTGTTTGACCACGCAAAACTGTTCGTCCTCGCCTCTTCCACCAGCAGGCCCAGGCTTTCACCCGTCTGTGGGTCATGGTCGAAGCGTGGGGCGCTGTTGATCGTGCTGGTGGTGGGGACGTAATCACCGACCGTGCTGGACTGCTCTAGTTGGGCGCCCCAGAGGTACACACCTGTTCCGTCACCAGTGAAATTGTTATCGCCACCCTTGACAAGCTGGATAAAGAATTGAGAATAAAGAGCACTATAAGATCCAGACAAGGAAATTCTGTGCCAACCATTTCCCACTGGAGAAACTGTTGCAGATCCCGACTCAACAGAAAAATCGGAAAGATCTATATCTGCAAGTGCTACATTACCATCAGTTGGATTGTAGAGATTTACTCGTATTGCATCTGCATCTTTATTTTTAACATATACAGAAATTGTTTTGTCGCCTGCGTTGCTAAACGTATAATCACTGGCAACCCTGTGAACCCCTGTAACGCCTGACGTAGAAAGCATTTCATCAGCCGTCAAAGTACCATCTGGTGCTACAACTTGATCTGGATTGAGATCAACATTAGTTAGAACCCATTCGTTAAAATCTTCGCTATACGTCACCAAATTAGTAACCGCCGACCGCAGCACCCCATCGCTGCCGACGTACGTGCCGCTGCTGGCGCGGGTGAAGGTGACGAGCTGAGCACCAGTAGTGGCATCGACTAGTGACTTGTTGTCGGCAAAACGCAGATCAAGTGATGGCACTGCGCGAGCACGAGCCCACAGTGAGTTTTGCACCCATGGGCCAGCTAATGCACCACCAGGAGCAACGCCGGTACGAAATACTGCGGAGCCACGCATCAGAGTCCTGCCTCCAGCAGATTCACGCGGATGCTCACCGTGCTGGCGCTAACGGGGGTGTACGCACCACGGGTTTCAAGCTCAGCAAATAGAGTGGTGCTGGCGGCAGCCAGCTTGATCAGCCTGCCGGGATAGTCAGTCTGCGTGTAGAGGCTGCTGCCGAGGTCTGCAGGTGTGGGTAGGTCAATGAAGCCCATGTAGGTGTCACGCTCGCCGCTGGTCAGGTCAAAGGCGGCGTTGTCTGCAATGGCGGTAGGTGAGGCGGAATACAGGTGAACGCGGAACGCACCCATGCCAGATGGCACCGTGCTGTCAGAAAACACCAGCGAGATGCTCTGGATGATGACGAAGCCAGCAGTCGGGCCAGCGGAGGTAAGGCTGATGATGGCGCTGCCGCCTGTGTCACCTACCACATCGCCAGCGGTGTATGCAGTGGTGTTGCTGGGCCGGGTGATGGTGGCGGTGGTGCGGTATGCCCTGCCGTCAACGGTGAGGCTGCTGCTGTTGTCGCTAACCGGGATTGGGTTGCCGGCGTCGTTTTTGATTTCGACGCCATCCGCAGTCACACTCAGCGTGGCGCTGCCGATGTTTACCGGCAACGGAGTAGAGGGGGAAACGTTGCTAACGAACCCGTTGGCACCAATGAAAGCTGTCGTAGTCATTGGTCTTCTGTGTGTACGAACCGCATTACCGTTAAGTCTACGTCAACATTTCCGGCTCAGGCACTGTGGGTGGCTGATTTGGTGCTGATAGTAGCTCCAGTTCGTCCTCTATATCCATGTTGTCGGGCAGGATCTCGCCACGCCTTAGGACTTCCAGCAGCGTTGTATCGCTGATTTTGCCGGACTCATTCAGTTGGGCGAGGACTGCGATGTCTTGGCCGATTAGGCGGTAGTAGTCGAAGTCGCGGTCGATTGTGATGACAGGAGGCTCCATGCCGACGTACTGGGCGGCGAAGGCGAACGCTTGGTTGAGGCAGGATTCCAGTTCTTGGCTAATGATTGAGAGGACGCTGTTGGCTTGGGCTTGGTCGATGCGTTTTGCCTCGGCGGATTCCGCTACAAATTTTTGGCCGAATAGCTTGGTGATGCCCAACGTGGACATCTGGGCCTCCAAGGACTGGAGTTCGGCCATTTGGGCCTCGAAACTGGTGGCGTCAGATTGGACGTAATACGCTTTGTGGCCTGGTTCCATGCCCAAGGCGTAGTTCACGCCGATGGTGGCCTCGCTGCTGTCTTGGCTGTAGCCCTCTAGGACGAGGGTGGGCATGGCCGCGATGTGGAGGGCGTGGATTAGGTCGCTTTGGCGTTGGTAGTGCGTGATGTTTAGGTTGGAGATGTCGAGCAGTGGGGGCTGGGAGATCAGGACGCCACGCCGGTTGCTGTAAATCGGGACTACAGGGATGGTGTCCAGGCTGAAGCCGCCCGATTCTGTTAGGTCTACTGTTTCGGTGCTGCGGCCCAAGGTGTACAGGTCGTAGCGCCCTGGGTAGATCACGCGCATTACCTCGACCTGTTCTTCCCCGAACTCGTTCAGCGGGCGATATTCGTAGTCGTGGATGCGGATTTGAGTTAGGCGGTTGGTGGCATCCTTACGCCAGCCCCAGATCTGGGGGGCATCGACGTGGACGAAATACGGGCGGCGGCCCATGGCGCGTTCTTCTGCCAGGTTGCGGGCTCCAGTTGCTGCGGGGAAGTCAACCAGGATTGCGCTGTGGCCGTAGGTCAGGCTGCTGACTAGGGCGCGGCGGGCGTATTCGTTGATGCTGGAGCCGATGCCGTCAATGTTTTCTGCTAATTCGCTCCAGTACGGGTCGCCTTCGATGTGGATTGGTTTACGGAGGACGGCGCCGGCTGCTGTTTCAATTAGCCGGCTGGTGTACGGGGAGAGGACACTGCGGTTGATGCGGGTTTGCCAGGCTTCGTCGTCTTCACGAGGTTCTTGTGGCAGGTACAACTCAGCGAGATCGCGGATGTAGTTGGTGCCGTTGGTGACGGCAGCTACTACTTTCCAGTCCGGCATCATGCCAATCACTTCTAGTGATCGGACGAAGGGGGATTCGCTGACGATTGCGCCAGTTGGGGGGACGTTGGCGCTGTAAACCACGATGATGCTCCTACTTATTGCCTATTTTGGCAGAGTATTCAATCGTCATCGGGGTCCTCCTCGATGTCCTCTTCTATTTCCACTAGGACCTCTACGCCGTTGAAGATGTTGCCCATGAAGCCGGCAAATAGCGGGGCTTCGCCGGGCGTTTTGAAGTCGAAGGTGACTGCAGTGCGACCAGTTTCGGCGTCCACTTCGATGTAGGTGGGGTAGCCCTGGAAGGTGTGGATTGTCACTTTTTCTTGGGCTTTTTGGCGGTTTTGGCGGACGCTTTGAAGGCGGCGGCGGTTGGGGCGCCCTTAGTTCCGGGTTTGCGCATGGTTTCGTTGCTGCCGGCAGCGATGCGCTTGCGTTTTGCGGCGATGTTTGCGTACAGACCAGGCTTGGCCATTACTTTTTAACCTTTTTGCCGGGCTTTTTGGCGCCTTTCTTGGGCATGGTCTTGTCGCCGTAATGGCCGGGCATGACAGAGGTGCATCTACCACACACGATAGTCGGTCGAGTGCATAGTTTCTGGTTTGGCGAGGTTGAAAACCTGTAAGCACATGTATCCCAGTGCGTCGAAGGCGTGATCCACGCCCAAGTTCTTGTTTGGGAGGCCGGTGCCGGGGGCGTAGGTGAGAGTGCGGAGAGATTTTATTAATTCTTTACATCTCGGGTGGATGTAGAGGCGGCGGTTGCCCGTGGCGTCGAGGAGGGCGGTGTTGACGCACGTGATTTTGTCGCGGATTTTCCAGGGAGAGCGGGGGCTGGAGACTTTGAAGCCGGATTTTTTTAGGATGGTGTGGTCGGTATAGCCCACGCCAGAGGTTTTGCGGGCGCCACCCGTGGGGTCTGGGCAGGCGATGATTCGGCGCTCCACGCCGTAGCGGCGTTGGATTTCTTCGCACAGATCCCAGGTGGTGGCGCCGCCCGTCATGATGATTTCGTCGAATACCCACAGGTCGTTGCCCTTTTTCACCGCGCAGATTGCGGACATTGGGTCGATGTTGAAGTCCACCCCAATTAGTAGGGGGACGATGGGGAGGTCTTGGACGATTGGGTCGATGTTCGAGTCGGAGAATGAGATGGCGACTAGGCCGGAAAGGTTCTCGAAGCTGGCCTCGAACTCCTGGCGGAATGTGCGAACGTCGAGTTGGCCTCGGGCGGCTTCTATTTCTTCTGGTGGGACGTTATCGCCTTGGATTGTGGTGAACTGCCACCGCATCCAGTTGGGGTCTTCGCCCTCGGCGCAGTAGCACCAGAGGTCGTAAAACCAGCTCGCGGTGCCGTCCGGGGTGGAAATGAACAGGGCCCAGCCTTGTTTGTCGGCGAGGGCCGGGCGGATTACCTCGAACCAGACCTCGGCGTCCATGAAGGCGGCTTCGTCGAGGACTACGCCGGCCAAACTGCGGCCCCGGAGCGCCATTGCGTTCTCTACGCCCTTCAATTCGATGGTGCTGCCGTTGACTAGCTCCAGCTTGAGGTCGGTTTCGTTTTTGGACTTGATCCAGGCGCGGGGGACAAGGCGTTTTAAGGCTTTCCAGGCGATATCCTTCGCCATCCGGTAGGTCGGGGCGCAGTAAAAGAAGGTTTCGCCCGGACGTTCGATTGCTCCACGCAGCAATTCGATGCAAGAGAGGTAGCTCTTGCCGAATCGGCGGCCTGCAACCAGGACTCTGAAGCGTTTACGGCTTGAAAACACCTCACCCTGGGCCCAGCGCAGCTGCAGCGAAGGTGTGTCGCTCATTTTTTAGGGGGTACCTGTTTACAGTATCACAGGAATTGACCCCCTACCCCCGTGGCTGTGTAACAGTAAAGAGAAATGGGGTTGTACCAGTAGGTTCCCTGGGCCCCGCACACGCGCTAAATATACTGAACCGTGCCCCCCTAAGTGTAAGGGAGGCCGGTGGTAAGGGTTAATTAACCTAAGATAGATTTAAGCTGATCATATACACTTTGCTTGCTACCTTTTAAATTATAGTCTCGCTTGACTATAGAGTATACACTAGGACCGTTACGCTTCATACCCAAACACTCTAATTTTAGAGCGGACAATAAAACACGGGCTCGGTAGTCGGTGATGTCCTGTCCGGTTAATACAGTTGCCACAGGTCAGGCTGGTTGATTGAACAAGTCTACTGTAGCACAGATCAGGCCAGCCGCCAGCAGGCCAGCCGCCAGCGGCAGTGATGCGGTGCACGTGGCACCTACGAAACAAGCGGCTGCAATGGTTTTCGTCATAGTTCGTTAGGTTAGCTAAGGGTTGGTTAAGCAGGTTGGCTAAGGGTTAGCTAATCGATAGGATCTCACCGGTTGAGACTGGCGAGACCCTGACGAAGCGAGGGGCCTAAAAGCAGTCCCCGTAAAATCTACTTTGTATAAACTCATCATCTTCTTCTTCTTCTTCTTCTTCTTCTTCTTCTTCTTCTTCTATTGAACTGAGCCACTCGTCCAGTTCGTAACAGTTAAGAAAACCGGAAGTAGTTTTATTCATTATGCGGCTACTCTGTTTTTGGCGTTATATCCGGCATGCTTGCCTTCTAGCCTACGCTGACGAATAGCCTTTCCCATTTCGCTCCCTTTAGGTTGCGTCCCGTGCACTAATAACGCAAACGGTTTATCACCAAAACAGTGAGAATCGTCGTGATCAACTTCCAAGCCTAACGCTGCAGCTTCAGCATCATCTTTTACTACCACTGAAAACCGGGGAAAATATCCCGCTTCAATTAAATTGTCCCACTTACCGCCCTTGCTTGCAGTAAGGTAGAAGTTGATTGGCAACTTAAGTAAATAAAACAGCTGCAGACTTTTAGAGTAGCAGTAGAATTTAAGATCCGGATTCAATAGCGCAACTTGAAGCCAGGCATCTAGATAAGCGCCACTGAAGAAGTCCCCAGACTCATGAATTCGAACAAGGGTGATACCTTTTGACCTGTTTTCTTGGATGCTAGCGTTGATTAAATCTACTGCGGTTCCCGTTTGCAGAGCTGCTACAATTAAATCTAGATTCTCTTTTCTGTTAACATAGACTGCTTCATATTGCACCTCTGATGATGCGGCAAAACATCTAAACAACATGTCCTTACCGTCAATGATTGAACGTTTGCCGGTGATAGAATCGATGCCAACAAAAGCCTTGCAAATGTTAGCACCGGGACAGGTGCGGCCTGCCGGTAAGCTGAAAACCAAACGCTTAGTAAGTTTGGCGTTGCCTTTTGAGAAGTGGAGCTGAGCCATGGCTGATATGCCGGTGTGGTTCTCTCCCACAATACACGCGCTAGATCCCCTGTCGACCCTAGATCCCCTATTGTGACAGATTAGAATAACTTATCGCCTCAGGCGCTAGGATCTGGGCCGGTAGGGTGTGCAGATACCTTACTACACTATAGGTTAGCATACCTTACTGTGCGGTAGGTTAGCATACCTTACTGTCTGGTAGGTTAGCCTACCTTACTGTGCTGCGCTCTAGCGTATGCTCCAGGGTGAATGACTCCAGGTGAATGACTCCAGGTGAATGGCTCGCATGAATGGCCAACATGAATGCATGAATGGTCAATAGAAAACAAACATCATACCATCCTTGCTGCTTGCTTTATACAAAAGGCGGGCATCCTTGCCGGACTCTAAAACATAAACCCGCATAAATTCCAGGGCAGCTTCTGTATGCTCCAGATAAGATTCACGTAGGCCATGATTAGCCTGTGAATGGCGCTGCCGCCCTGGGCGGCCAGCCAGGTCTGCACGTATCCTGGCTACTCGCCTATCTGTTGCTGGCTGATTCTTGGTTTCAACGATCCAACAATAAGGTGTAGAGTCATAAGCTATTTCAACTGGCTGTGCAGTTTCGTAGTTTGCAACGATGAATGATCCGATTTCAGATGCCATGGGTGTGAATGCGGTTTAAATGTTTTAAGCGTGCCAAGATTTCAAGTTGGCGTCGTGCATAATCTGCGGCCAGGTCGGCAAGGTCTGCCGCCGGTAGTCCTGCTGTAGCAAAGTGAACTGTTGGCCCGTATTGTCCAGATGCCGCACCCATTGCAACAGGGTGGCCGATACCTTAGCAGCAGTGCCAACGCTGTAGTTTTCGGAACCCCACAGGCTGATGGAGTCGCGCCATGTCAGCACTGTGAGTTGCGCGACCTTGGCAGATTTGCGCTGATAGATCAGCTTGCGGGGTGGGAGTACGCGGACCATGCTTTCCGCCGGTGGGTGTGCCGGTGCTGTATTGCCTTGCAATACTGCCAGCAGCTCCAGCTGATCCGCCTGCTCTGTTGTGTAACTTAACAAGCTGGCCGGTGGGGTTGCTTTTGCCTCTGTTATGTGCAAGGGTATGGACTGACCTTTGCAAGCCTTACCTATGGCCGGAGGAGAATGGAACACCACGCGCGAGCGCAAGCAGCTGGCAGCTGATGCCCGAGAACTTGAGCGGGAACAAGTCCGCCTAGCCAAACGCATGCTCCGGGATCTGCGGTGGTCTGCTGAGCGCTCCAGGCTCAAGGAGTCTGATTGGACTGATCTCCTCACCCTTCATCACCAGTACGGCAAGGAGGGCCCCAGTCAGCTGTGGCTGGAACTGATCCCCTACTGGAGCCAATCCCAACGCCTCAACGGTGGGGTGCCCTGCCCTGAATCGCTCCAGCCTGATTGGATCGCTGAAATTAAAGCCGAAATTAACTTCAAAAAATCCGCGCACGCTCCGGTTACCCGACCAAAAAACACCACCCGTAAAGCCCCCGGTGCTCCGCGAAAACCACGTTCGGACGCCGGCAAAACCCGCACCAGCTACAAACCCCGCACACCTAAAACACTTAGCTAACCATGACTAACCACATCACCAAAACCACCAGCCCTCCGGTTTTCGGAGGTTTAGTACGCCTGCACTACAAAAGTGTCAGAAACTCGCACAAGCCCAACCTTTAGGCCCCTCGCTCCAGTTCAATGACACAAGCCACCCGCATCCGTGAGCTGATCCAGTCAGCCGGCAGCCAGTTCGTTTCAGTTCACTTCATCAAGGCTGATGGCGAGCTGCGCCAGCTCACCGTTAATGGCGAAACCTTCGAGTTCAACCTAGAGACCTACTAGCTGCCGCGCTTGTCTTCAATCGTAATATTTAAGTTTGGTGCGGCGTTAGCGGCCTCCTCAATACTCCCCTCCCCCATCGCCCGCCCCAGGCTATCAAGTAACTGTGCCACCACTTGGAAGTTTCCGCGCTTGAGTGCTTTTTTGACGGTGTGCATCCGCATGTTGTTGACTTGATTGAGAAACTCGGCTCGCTCTCCAGCGAAATCCAGCTTCATCAACTGCTTGGCTTCATGAATGTATTTTTCCGCCTGACGGTAGCTGACACCATATCGCGTGGATAGTTGGCAGGCATTCTCCCGGTATGCTCCACCCCCAAGCATCAGCATGTAGGCGTCATTGACGCGCTCCTGCATCTGGGTTTCGGTGATTGGCCGACCCTTGGAATAGCGGTTTTCAGCACGACTGAATGGTGATGGCAGCCTGCCGGACTTTTCCGGCTTCACTCCACCGTCAATCGGTTCGATGTCGTCGTCGGCTCCGCCGACTTCATGAATGCTGTCTTCGGTCACTGTACGTACAGTCACAAACTGTTACCCCCAATATAGGGCTGTTCCAGTGCTCTACGTCGAGGGCGCAGCCCGAGACTGGTACTGGACTACCCGCGCCAAGTACGCATCCTCTGCTTGCACCAGCTCGTCCTGGGTCAGGGTGTACACGTTCGGCTCGCCTGTACGCCTAGCTAGCACCACTGCACCACCATCAACCCTAAGGGACGTTAAGTTTTGTAAACCTAGGGAATAGGCTCCAAGCTGGTGGACGTACTGGTGGTCCGAGTTCATGTAGGGCAGCTTGTTGTTGTTGCTGGTTTTCCAGTCACAAATCGTGATTCCGTTGTGACCCTTTAGGGATACCAGTGCATCACAAGTGCCGGCAAAGCCGGCTGGGTGGTGGATGCTGAATTCTGAAGCGAAAATTTCTGTGACGTTTTCGGTGATCCAGCCGGCTAAACCTCGGGCGTATCCTGCTGCGCTCCAGCCAACTTCAGGTAGGTTTTCGTGAACTTTCTTTAGGGCCCACTGTGTGATGGGGGGTGGGATACGCGCCAAGCCGTTGCTGTCCCACTTGATAGCGTTGCGCTTGTTTGCAGTGGAACGTGCCAGTCGCTGGGCTGTCTTCAGGAGATATTCAGCCTGGTTGTGGGCCATGTTGCCGCGCTTTGCAGCGGTGTCGCGCTCTTGAATGGCTGCTCCAGCGCCGTAAAACTTATCTGTGCGGGCTACCCACTGCTCCAGTCCTGTGCGGTCGCTAGTTTGACTAAGGATATGTGTAACACTACTGTAGACGTTACCTTTAGCGTCCCGGTAGACCCTGAATGGGCCACTATTGTCTTGTACCAGCTTCCATTTGCGGAGGTTTGCCAGTGTGTCTTGTGTGTTAGCTGGCACGGAGATACTCTTTCCCACTCTCAATATACCATGAAAATAGGGTGGGGACTTACTCGAAGGGCTGTTTACATGACGCCGATTTACCGTGTGACAGGCGGGTGCCACGTCATGTCCTCGATGGGAACCTTTATCTGCGCTCGAAAGACTAGGAACACACCAGTTGGTCCGACCAGTGTACTTTTTTACGCAGGCAACAGCTTTCAGCGACCCTTTACCGCGCTGTTCGATGCCCCAGTGAATGAAAGCCCCCGGTGAAGGGGGCTCAATATCAGGCAGCCTTGAAGGGGTTACCACCTGTTAATAGGCGGCTGATGTCGAAACCGGCAGCTCTTGCTTCGATCCAGGCAGCGTCGATGTGCTCTTGGCTGCCTTTCTTGCGGGGTACGGGACGCAGGGTGTACTCGGTGAGTAGGCCCGAGCCTTTCTTGCTGAGGTTGAAGTCCCAGGCAAGCAAGTCGTCATAGTCGTCCATTTGGCTGATCTGATCCAGTTCCTTGATGATTGACTTTTGGGTCAGGCTCATCACCTGGACGGAACCGGAATCGAAGTTGTAGACCGGGGCAGCGATGAAAAACTTAACGTCCACTGTGCCAGGGCCACCACGACCTTCGCGGGGCTCATACTCGCCTAGCTCTTGAATTACATCTTCGCGGGTAGGCTCGAAATCAAAGCGGAATGGCTTGGACTGGCCTTCGGCGTTAGCGCCCCAGGCTTCATAACCCTCCAGTGGTTGGGCAACTAGTAGGGCAAAGCGGACTGAACCACCATCGGGCAGCTTGCTGACAGATAAGTAACCGCCGCCGCTGGAGCCAGCATTGATGGTTGTGGAGGCTTTTTTGGAAAGGAATCCCATTTCAGTTAGGGGGTGTTTGGGTGTCGCCGCGTTGGCAACAGTGACACAGTAACACGGGGTTGACCTTTGGTCTACCATAGAAAAACACCCCAGGGCTGAGGGCCCCAGGGTGTCGTTTGTTCTTTCTTGTAGGAGTCTAACACTGTGTCTACTGAGTCGCAAGACCTGCTCAATTTTGTTGCGCAATTGCCTGAGGGCTTTGCCTACGCACCCATCTACGTCAAAGGTTCCAAGCTCCAGTCCGGGAAGGTCAGCAAGGGCAAGACGCCTCTGGAGAAGTCGCACCATGCCGTGATGACGCCGGCTGATGTGGCACTCCAGATCCAGCGCAGGCCGGATGTGTTTCGGGCGGTGGGAGTCTTTACCGGGCCCCGTAGCAGGGGGCTTGTGATTTTGGACGTGGATCGCAACCTGTCCAAGTTGACAAAGAAGTGGGGTAGCAGCCTGGAGGGGGCACCCAAGGTCACCAGTACCAAGGCCAACGCGGCGAAGTACCTGTACAGCGTCCCAGAGGCTCTGTGGGGCGAGGTAAGCGGTTTTGGGTTGTCGGATACCGGGGCCGGCTATGAGGTGCTCTGGGGGCGCCAGGGGCTGCTCTACGGGGCCTATCCGGGCTCCAGTGATGGGAAGGGGGCTGAAGGCTTCTACGGCTTTGAGGGTGATCTGGAGGCTATTCCAGAGGCTCCAGCTTGGTTGCTGGCTGAGATGAAGGACCACGCCGGCAAAGGCCCGGTTGATGGTGGCTTCATCAAAAACCGCAAGGCGTTGGACTTTTCGGATCGGGCACCTGAAGAGGTGGCTGAAATTATTCAGTCTGCTTTACGGGTGATTCCAGGGCAAGGCGGTGGCAGCCGGGACCACTGGATCAAGGTGGGCATGGCCATCCACTCGGAGTTGCCTACCGACCTTGGTTTGGCGTTGTGGTCGGCGTGGTCAGCGGACGATCCAGAGTTTGCTGATGACTGGACTGACGGGAACCCTTGTGAGGATGCCTGGAAGAGCTTTAAGAAGGGTTCGGTAAGCCTGGGGACTCTGTTCTGGCTGGCCGATCAGCAACTGCCGGGCCGGCTGTGGTTGTCCGAGGATCTGCGGAAGGTTGTGACCGACGTAGAGGCAGACAACGTTACGCGGACGCGGCAGGTTGTTATTCCTTATGCCGAAGTTGTACGTCGCGCCAAAGAGATCCAGCAGATTAAAAATCCGGCGGAATCTGCCCATGCCATGAACGTGCTGGCCCTTGAGGCCGGATACCGTGATGCCGGGGCACTGGAGCGGCTGCTTATTGCCCAGATGCAGTTTGAGCAGCAGGACGACGAGATGACTTTGAGTCGCCTACTCGAAAAAGATTTGAGGTTTGACTACTTGATCCCTGATTTGCTGCCCTGCCCTGGAACTGTGATGGTCCACGGGGCTGGGGGTGACGGCAAATCTATGTCGGCTTGGACTATTGCCAAGCATGTGGCTCGGGGCATCCCGTTCTCTGTACGGGGCGATCTTGTTCCAGTGCAGCCTGGGCCTGTTTTGATCCTGAATGGTGACCAGAGCGAGGTGCAGGTTCAGCAACAGTTGAGGGACCTGGATTTTGTGTCGTCTGATCCGGTGACGGTGGTGATGGGCTGGGATTTGAACTGGTATTACCGTTTCGTGAAGTTGATTGAAAAGCACCAGCCCAAACTAGTCATCATTGATTCCATCACCGGTTGTAGTAGGGGGTCGGCGTTCGACGAGAACAAGAAGGAGTTTGCAGGGCCTATTTATTGGTTGAGCAATAACAATGGGCGCCTTTTTCCGGGCTGCACCATCCTGCTGATCCACCACGCCAACAAGACCGGCGGGTTCAGGGGGTCTACGGCCATTAGGGACGCTGTGGACGAGGTGTGGGGGCTTCGTAGGCCCGATAAGGGGCAACAGGAGCGGGGGCTCCACAATGCCCGTCTGATAACCGTGGAGAAGTCTCGGGCTGGGCGGGATGGTTCCAAGCTGCTTATGAAGCTGGAAGACGACCTGACCTTCTCCCTGACTGATTACGTCGAGCAGGACCAGGAGAGCAACAACCCAGCCTCCATCGTGGACAAAGTGCTCCAGCGCATCCGGGTGGTTCATCCTCGGGACATGACCTTGAGTGATCTTGCGGCGGACCCTCTGTGCGGTGGCACGGTGGCGGCGATCAGCAAGGCGCTCCAGCGTCTTACGTCTAGGGGGTTAATCGAGGTTGCCGGGAAGCGCCGGGTTAGTAGTCGGCTTGTGAAGACCTACTCGGCTGTCCTCTCGCGTGATATGTGTGTAAGTAGTTGTCCAATTAGTACAGATCCCAGTGAGGGACTGGATAAATTGGGTGGACAAGCCTTGGACGTGTCTGGTGTTGTCCAGTTAGAAACCGGCGAGGCCAAACAAACTGGACACTCCCTGGACACCCCACCCCCTTGTCCACCCAATTTACCTAGTGATGCCAGTGGATCTGCCCTAACTGGACAGGTTTCGGAGGACTCCCCAAGGGATAAGCGCACACCGGGGGAGCTGGGGCGGCTGGTACAGCAGGCCAACGAAGCATGGGACTGATGCCGTATTGGCGCTTGACAGGCGCCGGTTAGCTGCTACTCTGGTACAGGAGTCACTCTCCTGTACCTTTTACCCAACATGAACAACGTTCTCTCTCTTTCTGAACAAGATATACATAATCTTGTTCACAGCAACAATTTGAAAGTCTCAGTAGAACTAGTTTCTCCTGAATCTGCCCACAATTACTTACAAAGAAATTTCTGTAGAAACAGAAGCATTACAGGGGGCAATGTAAGCAAACTTGCGCTTGCTATGCAAAAAGGGTCGTGGTCTATAAGTACAGATTGTATCGGATTCGATACAAGAGGTAGACTTATAAATGGACAGCACAGACTAACGGCTGTTATAAATACTAAAACATCACAACCTTTTATTGTAGTAAGAAATTTACCTGTGCAGTCTGCACAGATAATAGATGTAGGCAAAAAACGCACGATGGACGAACGTCTTTGTATAGGAGGTAAAGATTTGAGCAAACTTTTGTGCTCTGTTGTACGTAATAGCATGACAGTTTACACTGATAATCACGTAGGAACGGCTAAATACTCGGAACAACACCACGACTCCGTTGTTTATTCGATGTATGAAAAACACGCAGTGTTTTTTGATATTTTAGAAGACTTAAAATTACTTAGACCGTCTTTTTTTGCTGCTGCCGCAGCAAAAATGTACACCGAAATGCGGTATCAAAACTTAAAAAGAAATCTTTTGCCTGAAGCTGCTACTTATTCCCACGGTATGGGACCCTTAGATAGAGCAATACATTTTGTGGAGCTGACCCTACAGGGAGGTTCAGATCGTGCGCTAACAAATTTTGCATACGATACAGCTGCTGTTCGTCTTAAAGGGTTGTACGATATGCGCCGCTCACAAAAGAAACACTGGAACACAATCAGCGAATACAGGCTCTCCGTAACCGCCGCTTTTGCTTTTATGGTTGGTAAACCTATAAAATCTATTAGACCCGCACAAACAGATCCGTTCCGTTCTTTTGTTTCTTTACCTGCCACAAGCCCTACCTGATATGCACCGCATAGCTATTCACTTTCGTTCCGACCAGTACCAATGGCTTTTACAGCAAAAATGTCCGGGTAAATCTATTTCTCATTGCATACGGGATTTGGTAGATGCCGCCCTAGCTAAGGCAGACTTGGCAGATCCTTCTACCGCTGCTGAAGCTGGTGCTGCGTGTGACGTTCAGACCGTTTAATTTTGTAGCAGACCTCGTACGTATTGTTACGAGGCTGTTGCTGCAAAGTAATCCGGTGTCTGCAACTAAGTCCAAGCCGAGACCGCCGAGACGCCCCACGCTGGCAGTCATCGTGGGAACCATCCCCGCTGACGTGTTTGCAGTGGTACGAATGAGCTGGTTCCGTAAGGGCCAGCCGTTCGAGGTGGAAGAGTTCCAGATCCTGGAGTGCCCGGACGCCACTGCTATTTTTCATGGCACGGTCGGTCAAGCCCTGCAGCTTGGTGCCGACGTGTCAGTCGTGACCACCTACTCCGCTGAGACCCTTGGCATCCCCCAACCCTAATTCCGAGCTGCTGGAGCGCCTCATGGCTGCTTACCAGTGCTGCGCTGACTGCGGCGAAAAGTACGGCACCTACCGGCCTGGTGCCGGCCAACACTGGGCCGACACCTGCGATGTCTGTGATGCCGATACCGTCGTCACCGCAACCCGCGACTACGGCTACTTGTACAAGGGTATCAGGCTCTGTACAATCTTCTAAATCAGCTGTACTGTGATACCGTAACAGCGTTCACTCAGCCCCCTAACCATGGACACTACTGAAATCGAAGCCGCCTTCCGTGACTGGTGGGAGGAATCGTACAGACGCCCGCCCAACGCACAGGCAGTCATGACCCACGTCGCCTTTGCCGCGTACATGTTCTCACTGATGGAGCTGCTTGAGGTGGCGGATGACTGATGGGCGGTAAAGTCTGGTCAAGCGAGGAGCTTGACACCCTTGAGCTGCTGGCTGGTGACGTGCCGTGGCCTGCGCTGCCCCAGATCTATTGGAATACTGTCCGCCAGCATGGCTACCCCCGTCGCACTGGTACGGCTTTACGCCGTAAGTGCAACGACCTTGGCCTGCAGCGGGCGGCCATAGGTAAGTGGGTCAACGCCGGCTTGATTTGCCAGCTCATGGACATCAGCTACGAGGCCGTGCAGACCTGGATGCGTAACGGCCTAATAGCCGGCAAGCGTTTTGGTAGTACCCAGGGGCATCGCTACTACTTCACTCGCGCCAGCATCTGCGCCTTAGCTTGCGAACACCCCCACCTCTTTGGCGGACTGCCCATTTCTAACCTCACCCAGCTATTTGACGACTCCAAGCTCGCAGCCAGGATCGCCGCCCTCGATCTGCCCAAGCACCAGCAGCGCCGCCCCGTCCTCTGCGTAGAAACTGGCACCACCTACCCCTCGATCAGCGCAGCAGCCCGCGCCGTCTATGTCACCCCCAAGTGCATCTACGAGGCCCTCGACCACCCCACCAAAACCAGCGCCTCCTACACCTGGCGCACCCCCACCAAGCGGATGTGAAGTTTTACAACTGAAGTAGTAGCCTAAGAGCTGCTTGTGTGCAACACTATAGGTGTGGAGGCGACAGCCCCCACGCCTTTTTCTTTTTACACGACTATGGCAACCCAAACCTCCGTGCCCAACGAAAAGCTCAGCGTCTGGTACTACGCTGTCCGCTACTCGATTTTGCGTACCGAAGAAGCCATCAAGTACACCCAAGAACTAGGTCTGTCCAGCGCGTACGACGAGCTGCAAATGGAGCAGCTGCGCGACCTTGAGCAGTTCTTGAAGATGTCCTGGGATGTCTGGATGGATGACATGGGCGCCAGCCTCTTGCCTGCTGAGGTGGTCAAGTGAATCCTGATGTCCTCGAAATTTATGACATTAGGTTTAATCCTGATGGCCGTTGTGACGTGGAAGCTGTTGTGGAGGACTCTGTTGTGGTCATTCCTCAAACCGAATACGACCCAGCTGAGTGGGGCCCTGCTATGTGCCGAGGCTCCTTCTACCTTTGTGAAGATGACGTGATGCCTGCGACCGATGCCGGAATGCGACGCCTCCTTAGTGAACGAATCAACAACTGGGAACTGGTGGATTGCT